AGTCCATTCTATTATGGCTTGTTTTATTTCCATGCGTCTGTGTTCGTGTTCTCGCTTTTGTTTACGTAGGTCTGCTTCTATCTCTAGTATTTCTTGCCACTTTGATGGGCCATACATAACCGATATGTAGTCTTTTAGCTCCTGCCTCATGGAAGCAGCCTTCTGCTTGGCTGCAAAGATTTCCATAGCTTGAGCTTCCACTCCCCCACCAAGAGCTTTATACCAAGGGGGCTTTTGGTTTTGACGATCAGCAAAATCTAGGTCGGCTATAGCACCAGCCCACTTAGAGAGTTGACCTCCCATATCCTGCAGGTCTTTGCCAACGGCTATACCTTTCTTGAGGTATCCGAAAGCAGCGGTGGCGGCTGAAATCGCCGTTATGGGATCTATCATCGACGCTCAATTATCCTATCCAGTTTGGCGTCGAGTGCTTCTAGTCGGTCGAGTATTCTGTTGATGTCACTTTGGGCTTCTGTCTTAGTGACGTAATCTTTAGCTATTTCTTCTCTGGTCTTATTAAGAAGGATCTGCATTCTTTGTACTTCGGAATACATATTCCTACAGGCCCAACCTAACAAACTTAATAGGGCAGTTAATCCAGCAGTCCAAAGTATATCGTATTCCATCTTTAAAACTCTGAAGGTAGTTTGACCGCACCAACGCATGTCGCGGCCCCATTTAACTTAATGCTAGAGAGTGAAGCTGTACCAGATATACCTAGCCGCAAGTTAGTCACAGATGATCCACCACCCGCAATTGTACCACTAAAAGCAGCAGTCCCTTCAGATTGATAGCCACGATAACCGCCTGTCGTTAAGGTGACATACAGTTTTGAATTGCCCGTAAAGGTAAAGGGAGACGCTGATGTGTCAGAGAATAATGTTTTTGCTGTACCATAAGAACTACCGCTATTGCTTGAAAGCGCTGCAGTGATACTAATAGTTCCACCAGAAGGCCCCGTGATAGTACCTGTAAAAGAAAAATCAACGACCAAAGCACTAAAGCCGTTCAGCCCATAAATTTGATTTCCTGTATTGTAGGAGCTAGTACCGAAAGTGTTCACATAACGTGTCGGTAACGGAATAATATCAAATATGTCAGTGAACCTAAAAGTAACCACTTCGCCATCAGCGCTGTTACCAGTATCACTTACATCCGTCCCGATTACAAAGTCTGTCAGAGCAGGTATCGTATTGGGAAAAGTTGTTGTATCGTTAATTTTTGCCATTATGCCACTATAGCCTCCAAGCTATTACCGCTCTCATCCAGAAGAGTATTTCCAACTTCATCTTCTAAAACGCCTAAACGTCCAGTAAATACTTCATTGTCCATTTCACGCAAGATCATTGTAACAGAGATTTGCAAGTCCTGCATCCCCATGCGCCAGTCAACAACCTCAAACAGCTTCTGAGAAAAGCCTAAATGCTCACTGGTCAGTGTTACATTGTCTCCAATCGTAAGGTCTAATGCCCTTAATCCAAAAGAACCTGAGACAGTTATTTGACGCCTGTTACGTCTTAGATAGCGTCTAGCAATACGCCTTGCCATCGGTTCATTATCAGTAAAAAGGAGATTAAGTTCACTAATTGCCCTAATCCCATTATCTTCTGCAAGGTATATACCAGAGCTTACTTCTTTGAAGTTGTCAGGTTGGTCATTCGATGCCTCACCCTTATACTGCCCCTTAACAACATTAAGTTGTCTCTGCGACTAAACCGTGTAGCAATTTCAAGATCACCGCGCATATCATCTTCAGTCAACTCAAGAACAGGGTCACGTTCTTCCGCAGCTAAGATTGCCCATGTTCCTGCAAAGTTCCAAAATGTGCCGCCCATAGAAGATAGTAAGTTTCTAATGTTATCTTCTGGTGAGCTATCCAAAAGGAATGACCCATTACAAGTATAAGTCTTTTCACCCAAATAAAGATCATCACATGCATTTGCAGCGTCAATAAATTTACTACTATTAATATTAGCGTCAATTTCCTCTAAGCCATAATCAGAAGTCAGGTAATCCCTAATTATCAAAGCTGGATTATCAGACCATGCCGTTGTGCTTGTTCGCGGATCATATACCTTTTTCCCGCGTATCCTTGCTGTAATTGTGGGAACGCCATTTGGGAAATTGGATGCTCTATAAAAACGTGCGACAATATAAGCGACACCCTTCGCAGTATGCCTTGACGACCATTCTGGGGAAGCTACCAATAAATCTTCGTTTGCAAGCTGGTCATCCGTACCAAGATATTTAGTGATCTTAATTTGATTAGCATGAGTGCCGCTTGTAACATTACCATTCGCATCAATCGTGACTTCTTCATCATTGACATAGATTGCCTGATAACTATCTATCTCATGCCCAGCGAAGGCAATGCAGCGATACAAGTAACGATCATCAGTAATATCTAATACTTGATAAAAGATAGCGCCGCCAACTCTCGTTTCACCATAAATTATTTGATGTGGTAAGGCTGGCCCAAGCTGATTGACGTTTTGATAGCCGCGAGAGGTTGGCACTTTTTGGTTTGCTGCTAGTGCATTTAGAGCATATCCAAGCGCAGCACGAACGGCAAAATGCGCCATGAACGCTTGTGTACCCGTTAAAGAGAAGAAGGTTAGACCGCCAGTAGACGCCGCACCAGCAGCAGATATTGCAGTTGAGCCAAGTGCAAGAGCTATTTCAGCCATCAGTCAGCCCTCCAAAACATATCCCCAGCCTCTACACTAAATGATCTTAATCCTTTTTCAGTAACAAAAATACAGTTTTTATTGTGTGTTATACCAAAGGCATAGCCCATAACACTCTCAGATTTTCTTGAGGCAATCATTACGTCTCGCGGATGTAGTGTAAAAATACGATCAAATCTATCGTCCATCGCCTCAATAATATCTTTGAAGTCATATTTTGCCAGATTTTGCTTATACGCTCTCAATGCTGCTGTTTTAGATTTATATCCCTTGCACCACTCGCTTGGAATATTATCCTTACCCATGAAAATTAAAGCACTGCGAACAAAGCCAAGGCAATTGTTGTCAGACCAACTAAATGGCTTTTCTGCGTGATCCGAAAGAAATTGATCTAGCTGCCCCATTGTAAGCTCTCATCTTGTAATCGAGTTACAAACTCAAAAGCCCTATCATCAACAAATCTCTTTTTCTGATCCTCATGCGTATATCTGCGAACCCTAGAGCGTTCCAAATCAATCAATCTGCTTTCAACGTCTAAGCTAATGGTTATTGTCTCAGCGCCATATTGGATATTCATCTGATCCATTTCACCACTAAATACAGTCACCGCTGTATATACACCCTCTGCGTTAATACCAAACTTAACTTTAGCGTGACGCCCCTGATAAGGCTCGCTGAGTGCGATTGAAATTAAATCTTTAGGAATACCTGTCAGAGTAAGTTTTGCACCATAGGCGGCGATGTCAGAGCTTTCCTGCATCTCTGAAACTGCGATTAGTTCTCCAGCACCAGTATAAACATTACCATCTAATAATAAATCACCAATTCCATTCCAGAAATATAGTTGATTAGGACTGTCAAACAGTAAGTCACAAGCCCAGAATACACTAATCTGAGCATCATCTAAGGCATCTGAGAGGACGGAAACTAGCTCTCTGGACATCAGACAACACCAACAGCAGAAAATGAAATATTATAGAAAGATGAGTCATCAACAGACCAAGTGCTAACATTACTAACAAGTCTAAAGGCACCTGCAGCATTAGATGTAATAACCGTAGAATTGTCAGGGTAAGCCGACCTTATTTCAGGCCATAAAGTAAGTGTAACATTACCAGATCCGTCAGAGGACGCATCCTCAGTAACAATGTGTAGTCTAGCCTTAGCGCCACTACCAATTTGAATATAATCGCCAGCTTTTAGCCAACCCGTTTGACTTGCCGTACAACCATCAATGTTTAGGTACTTTCCTGTTTGATCTGCACCAGCGACCAAAGGTGTACCCCCAGCGGAACCTTGCGGTGTAGCATTTGCTGGATCACCCATAGTAAAGACATTAAGGTTTCCGTCCAGTTTAGCAAACCAAGCCAACCAAGTGCGAGCTTTGTCGTTATGCATTATCGGAAGGTTTACATCAGCTTCCCATCTTTGCCCTTGGTGAGCGATTACCTGTTGTGCATAGGTAAACGGACTTTCGCTTATTGCATTTCGACTGGACATCCTTAAGGTAATACTGTTGATACCAGTTACAGTTGGTAATTGATAAGCCTTAATAAAAGACAACGCCCTGCCAGTAACAGTAAATTGACCCTGAGTAAGAGGTAAACTATAAGCTGCCATTATCTAAACACCCTTGCCACGTTACCACCCCTCTGAACAGCATC